CATCACGATGCCCGCGGGGTCGTGGATCATCAGGAAGGCGTTCTCCGGCATGACGATCTCGTCGCCCGCCATCGCCACGTAGGACGCGGCCGAGGCGGCGATGCCGTCGATCCAGACCGTGACCGTGCCTGCGTGGCGCCTGATCGCGTTGTGGATCGCCACCGCGTCGAAGACCGACCCGCCCGGGCTGTTGAGCCTGAGATCGATCGGCGTCCCTTCGGGCAGCGCGCCAAGCTCGGCCAGGAACCCCTTGGCCGAGACGCCATGGGCGCCGATCTCGTCATAGATCACCACTTCCGCGCCGGCCTTCACTGTATCGGGCTCCCGGGCGCGGATCGCATACCAGCTTGCCATGGCTCATCACTCCTGTTCGGTGTCGCTGCCGGGCTCCGGCCGCCTTGAAGGGGTCGCGCGCGCACCTTGTGTCTCGCCCGGGCTGGTGCGGTAGCGCAGGCCAAGGGCCGCCACCCGCGCGGCGTCGGCCGCGTTCTCGCGGTCCACTTCCTCGACGTCATAGCCGGTGGCTTCGACGACCTTGCGGCGCGAGGTGATGCCGGCCTCCATCGCCAGCACCTGCGCCTGGATATCCTTCAGGGGATCGACCCACTCCCAGCGGGGCGGGATCCACTGCACCGCCCGGTAGCGGCCCGGGGCTGACGAATAGCCCGGCAGATCCAGCGCATCAGCCAGAACCGCCGTCTCCAGCCACCGCGCCCAGACCGGGCGGCAGAGCTGATGCGCGATCACCCCGTGCTGCAGCTGTTCGACCCGGCGGCGGAACTCGACCAGTTCGGCGCGCAAGGACGAATAGTTCGCCTGCCGCACATCGCCGGTCACCAGGTGATAGGGCAGCCCGACCGAGGCCGCGATCGACAAGAGCGTCCGGTACTGGAACGCCTCGTAGCCGCCGCCCACGTCCGCCGGGCTCGAGAATTTCACATCCTCGCCTGGCAGCAGCACCTGCATGGTGCCGGGCTCGAGGCTGGCGATGGCCGCGCCGTCGGGATCGGCTTCTGCCTCGCCCATCAGCGGCTCTTCCGGCGCGGTCTTGGTGATGAAGCCCGCGAACATCGCCGCGGTCTTCTTCCGGTCCAGCTCGGCGTCGTCGTACTGGTCGAGCAGAAAGAGCCGCACCATCGCGGGGGCGATATGCGGCAGGCCCCGGATCTGGCCCGCGTCGATCGGGCGATAGACGTGCAGCACATCCGCGGCCGCCACGCGCACCGTCTCCGGGATCGCATTGCCCATGACCGGGCCGCCCTGGTCGGTGCTGTCACCCGGATGGCGGCGGCGGAAGTGATAGGCCACGCGCCGCCCGATGCCGTCGAACTCGATGCCGCAGCGGATGCGGTTTCCGTTCGCCGCCGCCTCCGTCTTCTCGAACGGCAGCATTTCCGACTGCAGGAGCTGCAGCTGTAGCGGGACCACCAGCCCATCCTCAGCCCGGCGCGGGCGCAGCCGCACGAAGCACTCGCCGGCCACGAACATCTCCCGCGCCACCATGGCCTGCAGGCCGTAGAAGTCGGTCAGCCCGTCGGCATCGGCCTCGTCGGTCCAGGCAAGCCAGAGCCGCTGCACGCGGTCGCGGACCGGCCCATCCTCGATCAGCGAGGAGGGCTTGATGCCGTCGCCCACGAGGTTGGCAGCGAAGGCCTCGCAGGCATTGGCGGCGTAGCCGTTGGTGACGACGAGTTCCCGCGACCGCGCCAGCAGCCGCGGTCCGCCCGAGGCGACCAGCGCGTTGATGTTCTCCAGGGGCGGGTTCCAGCCCCGCAGCCGGCGCCTGGCCATCGCGCCTTCGAGCCGGGCGCGCATCGCGGACGGACCGCCCGTGTTCCGGCGGCGAAACAGATCCAGAAGGCCCATCGTGTCAGAGGCCCTTCGCCGTCGTCACCCGGACCTGCCGCACGATCCGCCGCCCCTCGGCCGCCGCGATCTCGCGGTCGAGCGCCTCGATGGCCCGGTCGATCTCGGCCACGCTGCGGTAATCCACGGTCTTGCCGTCGTAGCTGACCCGCGCCACGCCGGAGGACCGCTGCGCGGCCAGCGCCTCGCGCCGGGCGCGCAGTTCCGCAGGCGTGGACATGAACTCACCTCATGTAGCTGGAGCGCACGGTCCGGCGTCGGGGTGCGGTTCGGGCCGGACGGGACGCTGCGTTCGCGGATCCACCGTCGGTTCCGATCACGGCGGACACGGCGAACTGCCCTTCGAGTTCGGCCCAGCGCGCCTCCGGCCAGCGATCCGCGCCCGCGATCCAGGCGGCGGCGCGGGCGTAGACGCGGGTGTCGAGCGCCTCGTTGCGCTCGCGCAGCTTCTGCCATTCGAGCCGGGCGAAGCCGCGTTTCGTGCGCACCGTAACCAGCTGCTCGGCGGTCAGCTGCTTCAGCCATTCGCCATCGGCCCAGCCGGGCAGATGGATCGTGCCGGGCGGGCATTTGGCGGCGTCGGCGTTCGGCGGACTTTCGCCGCCCCACCGGGGCGACGGTTCCGCCTCACCCTGCCGCAGGAACCGGTAGGTCTCGGCCTTGAAGGTCGAGGTCGCCACGGTCCAGAGCCGCGCGCCACGCCTGAGCCGCTTGCCCGCGATGGTGGCATCGACATAGGTCGGCCCGGTGACCGGGCTCGCCCGGTTGAAGCCCTCGACGCCCTTGACCGGCGCCACCTGCGCGAAGCCGACCTGACGCGACCAGGCATAGACGGCCGAGGTCTCGAAGCCGGTGTCGATCGCAAGCCGCGCCAGCGTCATGTGCTGGCCGGAGGCATGGGCCCATGTCCCGCCGAGCATGTTCGTGAGCTGCTGCCAGCAGGCCGGATCGCCGGGCCCGCCCTCGAGCACGAGGTGGTCGACGAGCCAGCTTTCCAGCCCGCGGCCCCAGGCCCAGACATCGACCTCGATCCGGTCCTTCTGCACGTCGGCCCCGGCGGTCAGGAACAGCCCGCCCGCCGGAACCGTGCCGGGCGGCCATGCCTCGCGGCGGTCCGCCAGCCGCTGCCAGTCGGGCGCTTCCCCGGTTTCGACCCAGGTTTCGCCGAGGATCGTGTTGCGGAACGCCTTGATCGCCTCGTCCGACCCCTGCGCCGCGTCCCATGCCCGCACGATCCGCTCCCAGCTCAGCCAGCCGATCGGCGAATAGAGCGCCGAGAGGTGATACCCGACCGTGGTCGGATCGGCGGCAACGGCGGTCGCCCGCCATTCGCCGCCCTCCAGCATCGCCGTCTTGTGGTGCTCGGCGATGGGCGTCTCGCAGCCCTCGCAGTGGTATTCCGCCGTCTCCGGGCGGCCCTTCTGCCAGCGCAGACGCTCGAACTTCAGCCATTGCGCGTGGCCGCAATGCGGACACGGCACGAAGAACCGGCGCTGGTCGCTGGCCTCGAACTCGCGCTCGATCCGGCTGAGCCCCCGGACCGTCGGGGTCGAGACCAGCAGCACCTTGCGCCGGTGGGCGAAGGTCAGCGACCTTGCTTCGGCCAACGTTACAGGATCGCCTTCCTCGTCGGCCGAGGCCGGATAGGCGTCGACCTCGTCGAGGAAGATGTAGCGCGCCGGGGTCGACCGCAGCCCCACGGCCGAGTTGGCACCGGTCATGATCAGGATGCCGCCCGCGAATTCCTTGGACAGCATCGTGTTGCCAGCATCGCGGGACCGGGCCGGTTTGACCCGGTCCCGCAGTTCGGGGCTTTCGTCGATCAGCGGGTCGATCCGCTGGCGCGAGTTGCGCTTGGCCAGTTCCACCGTCGGCTGGACCGCCAGCATCGGGCCCGGCGCCTGGTGGATGGCGAAGCCGATCCAGTTGTTCCCCGCCTCGGTCGCACCGACCTGTGCCGCCTTCTGGAACACGACGCGTTGCATGGTGTCGCCCGGCGACAGCCGGTCCATGATTTCGCGCATGTAGGGCGTGCGCGCCGTGCGATACCGCCCGGGTTCCGCCGAGGCGCGGCCCGACAGCATCCGGTGCCGGTCCGCCCATTGCGAGACCGTCAGGTCGGGGTCCGGCGTCAGCCCTGCGCCCCAGGTGCGCAGGATCTCCGCCGCGCCGTCGAAGCCTGCCCCGGACTGCGATCCGGGGTCCGTCAGGCCATCTTCATCGGAAGTCGGGCCGGACCTCGGCGAGTTCGTCGAGGTGGGCGCGTACATGTTTTTCCAAGGCCTTCTGCATCGCGGCAGGCTCCACGCCGAGTTCTGCCGCCATCAGTGCCGCCGACCGCGCGGGCCAGTTCACCCATGCGTCCCGCACCTCCCGCGCCAGCCGGAACACCAGCGCCAGCGCCCGGGCGCGCTCGATCAATTCCCCCTTCAGCCTCGAGAGCCGGATCCGCCGCTCCTGCGCCTTCAGCACCTCGTTCGCGGTCTTGGCCTGCAGGAAGGTGGTGCCGCCGCCCACCACCGGTGCGGCCAGCCCCTGTTCGCGCAGCGTGTCGCCGACGGCGGTGACGGCCGCTTCCGGGACCGGCTTCAGCTTCGATGCAGGCGCCTTCCTGGTCTTCGACGGGTCGGTGGTTTCGGCACGGCGGGCATCGCTGGCCTCGGCGTCGATGCTGCCGTCGGCGTGGAGGACCAGCCGCCCCGCGGTCTTCGCCTTCTGGATCGCCCCGCGCGAGAGCCCTACGCGGGCGGCGTACTGGCGCTCGCTCAGCCCCTGCATTTAAAACTCCGATTATCTTTCTAAATCATGTGCTTATTGAGTTGATAAGCGGCGGCGACAGAGGGAACGTACAGTCACGGACGATGCAACTCACGACGGAGCCAGACCGATGACCGCCACGATCCTGCCCACCCGCAACGAGGCCTGGGGCTTCTGGGGCACCATCGACCATCTCGAGAACGACCTCGCCGCCGATGCCGCGAAGGCATGGCGGCTGGCCTCGATCGCCATTGCCGCGGCGACGGGCGCCTCGCCCGAGGGGGTGCGCGACTTCCTCGACAGCCGCCACGGGCGCCACTTCGCCGACGACGTCGCCAACGGGCTCGCCAAGGGCGGGATGCTCGAGGCGGCGATCGACGCCGCGGTCGCGCGCTGGATGGGCTGGATCATCGACCGCCGCACCGCGCGCGAGACCGGCATTCCCCACGGACTCCCCTACCTGATGGGCCTCGCGACCCACTTCCAGATCCTCGCCGAGGCCGACGACGGCGCCTGAGCCGCGCATCTCCGGGTCCCGCCCGCCGACTGGCGGGCTCGACCTCGTAGAAGGGCCCGCATCCCGCGCGCCCCGATACGACGGAGACGACCATGACCAAGCTTTCCGACACCCAAGCCATCATCCTGAGCGCCGCCGCGCAACGTGACGACGGCAACGTCCTGCCGCTGCCCGGCTCCTTGCGCGGTGGCGCTGCGACCAAGGTGGTCGGCGCGCTGCTATCCCGCGGCCTGATCGCCGAGCGCGTCACCGAGAGCATGACCAAGGCTGACGCGGCGCTGAACCGCATCTGGCGCAACGACGAGAACGGCCGCGCCATCCTCCTGCACATCACCGACGCCGGGCTCGCCGCCCTCGGCATCGAACCGGAGGGCGCCGATGGCGCGCCCACGGGAGCGACGGAAGCGCCGGCCGAAGAGCCCGCGCCGGACAGCACCACCGCAACCGAAGCCGCGCCCAAGGCGCGCACGCCGCGCCAAGGCACCAAGCAGGCTGCCCTGATCGCGATGCTCCGCGCGCCCGAAGGCGCAACCATCGCGGAGATCATGGCCGCGACCGGCTGGAGGTCGCACACAATTCGTGGAGCGATGGCCGGGGCGCTGAAGAAGAAGCTCGGGCTCGAGGTCACCTCGGAGAAGGTCGACGGGAAGGGACGCGTCTACAAACTACCCGCGGCCTGAAACCTAACCGCCGATCGCCGATGCCGCCGTCCCGTCGGGGCGGCGGTAACTCATTGCCAAGACAGCAGATCCCGCGCGGCGGCTTGCAGGATGTCTTGCGCCATCCGGGGCTCGCAGGTGTAGATGCCGCCCGGCTCGGGCTCGCCGACATTGTCCTCGAACCACTACCGACCCTCATCCGAGATCGGGCGCAGGACGACGATGGTCCCGTGATTGTTGATCTCGATATGCTGGCAGCCTTCGGACATGTGCCGAGGCTACCAGCCGGGGCGGTGCATCGCCAGTGGGGACGTCACGGCCGTCGCCAGCGTTCGAAGATTCTCCGCAGGGCGTAGCTCCTGCCGATCGAGACAATTGTGAACAGCCCGCCAAGTTTGAGATTCTGCGCCAGCGTGGTGTGCAGGCCGAACACCGGGAACACCAGCATCTGCGTCATGACGGCAACCGCGTAGCCGACGAGGACATTGGCGACGGACTCGACCAGCGACATGATGCGCGACTGGTTCATGCCGCCGCGCGCCCGTTCCTAATCTCGTCGTAGCTGCGCCGGTCACCGTCGAGCACGGCCGACTGCCCGGTGAACCGCTGCCACCGCTGGACCGCCACGTCGACATAGGCCGGGTTCAACTCGATCCCGAGGCAGATCCGCCCCGTCGTCTCGGCGGCGATCAGCGTGGTGCCCGATCCCATGAACGGCTCGTAGACCGCCTGGCCAGGGCTCGAATTGTTCAGGATCGGCCGGCGCATGCATTCGACCGGCTTTTGCGTCCCGTGCACGGTGTCCGCATCCTGGTCCTTGTTGGCGATCTGCCAGAGCGTGGTCTGCTTGCGGTCGCCAGCCCAGTGGCCTTTGCCGGTCTTCTTGACAGCATAAATCATCGGCTCATGCTGCCAGTGATAATCGCCGCGGCTCAGCACCAGCCGGTCTTTCGCCCAGATGATCTGCGACCGGATGACGAACCCGCAGGCCACCAGGCTCTCGGCCACTTCTCCCGCATGCAGCGCGCCGTGCCAGACATAGGCGACGTCGCCCGGGAATAGCGCCCAGGCCTCGCGCCAGTCGGCGCGGTCGTCGTTCAGCACCTTGCCGGTGCGCTTGGTCTTGGCGGCCCCTGCCTGGTTCCGCCAGGACGGGTCGTACTCCACTCCATATGGCGGATCGCTGACAAGCAGCAGCGGTTTGACGCCATTCAGGACCCGCTCGACATCGGTCGCCACGGTGCTGTCGCCGCAGAGCAGCCGGTGGTTGCCCAGCACCCAGAGATCGCCCGGGCGGCTGACCGGGTCCTCCGGCGTCTCGGGCACATCGTCCTCACCCTCCTGCGGACCGGTGCCGTCCTCGGCGAGACCGTTCATCAGGGCATTCAGCTCCTCGTCGGTGAAGCCGGTCAGGCCGAGGTCGAATTCGGCCTCGAGCAGATCCCCGAGTTCC